CTACTATCTCTACCCCGTCATAATTTATTATCACGTACTCAGCGTCACCTTCTATTATCTTGGCGCGTTTGGCTTTGGCTCCGTAGGCCACGTCTACCTTGCGGTGCATAGCAAAACTAAACAGGTCATTGCGCCATGCGGAATCCATGATAGACAGCGGGCATATAACTAGCACTCGGTTTATTACGCCTTCTTTCAGTAAGTAATCCGATGCCCATATAGCACTAGCGGTCTTGCCTGTACCCTGCTCATTGAAACAGAACGACTTGCGGTTAAGAGTTAAGAAACTGGAGGTGACTTTTTGGTGGTCAAACGGTGTGTACTTACCCGTCCATTGGTACCTAGATTCTATAGGGGAGGGCGCGTTTATGTGCATGTTACGTAGCACCCGCGTTTCTTCTAGTCCCCAGTTAACAAGTACTTGGTTGTTTGGTAGTTCTTTGCTCTTGGGTATTACCGCTGTAACCTTAGATGGGTTACGCAATGTAAGCAGTAATGCCTTGCCGTCTACTATCTTCATTTGTCGCTCCGATACGAAATAGCATGAAGTGGGTGTCCACGTCACACGAAAAAGTTAATGGCCCTGCTTCGTCTACAGATAGGGCTAGGTCTGCTATGAATCAATATTTAATCAGACTACTCGATTTTATGCCGCTGATTCTAAGCGCCAAAGGAGGGCACGACATCATTTATAGACGCATCAAGTAAGCGTCAACCTCACCACACATAAACTGTTACTTCTTTTTCTTTTTCTTGTAGTTCCTACTACGGTTAGCGGCTCTACTCTCTACCGTTACTCCGTCTTTGTTACTACCACCCTTACTCAATGCTTTCTTGTGGCTAACGTCTTTACCTTCACGCTTGTCGGCTTTACCGTTCTTATTAGCGTCTTTACCTTCCTTATCCATCTTACGTCTAGCACGTTGTCGTTCCATACGTGCCTTATGTTCTTTGCTCCCAACAGGAGGGTTCTTTTGTTTCTTTCTGTCTTTCGGATTCTTGTACGGCATTAGTTCCTCCCGTTATGTACACATTCTGTCACGATGCAGTGACGTTTACATAGCCCACTTTGGTGTGCATTCCACACGTTGTTCTCGAATGCTTGCTCCATACGGCTATAGTCTGACAACCACTTAGTCCATAACTTAGACTCATCTTTCTTATAGTAGCTGTCCTTCACAAGTTCATTGCATACCACAAACAGTAAGCCACCCTTCACTGATTCAAGGTCGGGGTACAGCTTAAACATACTAAGCGCCATTAGTTCTAACTGACCTTTATCAGCGTACCTAGTATTTTTACTTGTCTTATAGTCTACTACATAAGCTGTTTTGGTGCGCTTGTTTAGGATAACTAAATCCGCTATGCCGCGCCACCACACGTTATCATCTCTAAATCCGCATGGCTCTAGGTTCTCGGTAAGTCCCATCTCCAATTCACACAGCTTCTCACCTTCTATATTGTTCAAGGCATCAAGTACATCTTTGCAGTACCCGTACTTCTCAGGCAGTGGCGTTCCGTCCCTGATGTATTCCTCTGCGGCCAAATGTACGGCAGTACCATACAGCATGGCTTCTGTCTCAGGTTCCTTATAGCTCTTTGCCACCTTTAGGTGATAGAACTTCTTAGGGCACTGCTCAAACGATTTGATCTTAGAGAACGACCACGGTGCAATACTCAATGTACTGTACTCGCTTCTACCATATCAGCTACAGTTATAAGTTCTTCTATCAGTACGTGTAGCATGTCAGCGTTCAATAACACCCTGTCTTTATGCTCGTAAGACCCCTTTGTTACGCACTGCTCTATAAGTACTAAGGGGGTATCTTCCGAATCTACGCCTACGATAACGCATAAGTAGTCGCCTTCGGTTATATTCTCTGACTTGCTGAGTTCTTTATCACGTATAAACTTTTTCATGTCTGTTATTTTACCCATACGAAATCATCCACAGTATAAGCATAGTAGTTGAGATACTGCACATGGTTATTATATACAGCTTACTAACTACAACAGGGTGACTTAGGTAAGTTTTAAGGTTGGTCACCGCAGACAACAGGTTAAGTCCTACCAACTTTCTGCGAGAGTTACTTATTGATGTATCCGCAAACTTATGCGCTTCTTTCATAGCTTTCTCTATATCATTCATCCTGCCGCCTCTCCGTAAGATTTACCGCTATCCGACTCACACGTGATGGGCAAGCCTTCTGCCCAAGATGAAGCCGTATTCATGCAACCTTCTATGTAAGCGGTCGCTTCTTCTAACTCATTCTCAGGTACACAACATACTACGGAATCGTGTACGGTTAGTGCTACCTTATACTTCTTGGCAATGGCTAACATCTGATCACCAATTATGCACCTAGCTATGGCTTGGCATATGTTCTCTGTAACCTTACCGCCGTATATCCTAGTGCGTCCACGTCTAGTTCTATAGCTAAACTCTGGCCCGCGCTCTCCTTGTACATACTGTAAGTCGTCATAGCGCATCTTCAAACCTGATGGTAGTAGTACCCACCCATCGCATCCGTCCGATCCGTACTTAACTATACCGTCTGGCCCAAAGCTACCTGAGTTACCACGGGACATCTCTACTAACATGTTCTGACAGTCACGCCAAAAGGTAGCTATCTTCCAATTAGAATCGCGGTATATATTAATTACCCTACGCGATTCCTCCAGTGCCATATGTGTGCCGAATGACTGTAACTGATCAGCAAACCTTACCGCACCCATACCGTATCCACAACCTAGGATAGTAGTCTTACCAACAAACCGTTGCTCTTTAGTAACCTCCTCCTCTGGTATGTTATATATCTTAGAGGACATCTTTATGTAAACATCTTCTCCTGCGGCAAATGCTGAGACCAGCTCCCCTTGATCTGCAAGCCACGCTAACACACGCGCTTCTATCTGCGAGGAGTCGCAGTCAACCATCATGTACCCTTCGGGGGCAAGCATACTGTTCTTTAACTTCTTACCATTCACGCCACGACTAGGTAGGTTCTGTATGTTTATCTTATCGTCACCTCCCCACCTACCAGTATGCGCGGCATAGTATCTTACGGGTACCGGGAGAAGCCCGCGTTTAGCTATACCTATAAACCTCTCAGTACGTGATTCTTCTAGCGTACTCTTAGTGCCTAACCGTGACGTTACCAGTGCCTGTACACGTGGGTCTGAATGATTCTCCAACGCCTTGAACTGCTCATCGTTCTTAGCAAACGCGTAGGTCTGCTTGCCCGTAGTCAGGCTAGTCTTCATAGGAGGTATAACATCTAGCCCTATAAGTAACTCAGCAAACTTAGGGTTGCTCATCAGGTCTTTCTTTGTCGCACCAGAAGAAGTTATTAAGTCTTCTTTAATCTGCTTGGTATTTTCTAGGTGATGCTCTAGTAGTCCCAAGTCCAACTCCAACACTGGCTCTACGAACATACGCAACGTGCAGTCTATCAAACGTAGTTCTCCCTTCGGAAACATGTTACCCAAGGCCATACGGTTAAACAACTTATAGGTTAACTCTACATCGTTTATGCAGTAGTCCCCGTACCTGTCTAATTCTTCTTCGGTAAAGTCGATACGTCTTTTTCCAAGAGCATCAAGTACTTCTGTTCCCTTGTCCCCAATATCATATCGTTGAGCAAGTACAGCGAGAGAGCCGCCAACTTCCACGCCATGCAAAGCACGAGCAATACATAAAGTGTCAGTAAGTAAGCGAGGGTGAACATCAAACGTCCAAGACAAAATAGCGCCATCAAACAAAGTATTGTGAGCCAAAAGGACAGAACTAGCCCAGTCAAACGTGTGGAGGTAATCTTTGATCTCAGCATGAGTGCCGCTTGCCCATTCGGTGTCCCCGTTGTTTATCTTAACACCTACACCGATCACCTCAAAGCGAGGATCACGGATATAGGATTCGGTTGTCATCTTGCGTAATGAAAAGTCTTTGTCGTAATACGTTTCAAAGTCTACGGTTATTAAATCCATTAGCTATACCGTACCAACTTTAAATACTTCATAAAACGCTTTTACCTCCCCCCTAGATACCCCTGTGTCATCAGAGGTTCGTCGTACTGTGTTATTACCTTGTGCAGGGTCAGTAAAGTACTCATATAATCGTCTCAAGTTCTCAGAACTAATTTCTACATCATTCAATACATTCATCGGTTGTTTCCTCTTCGGTTTATTAAATATCTCATCTTTGGAATAGAACACCTTCTCGTAGTTGTCCCAGTAGGTCGGCGCTGTTGGACGTTGGCGGCTACCCTTACTCACTTTCAACTCCTTCTATTAACTTGTTTAGGTACCATTGCGCTTTCTTTAAGTCCTCTAGCGGCTTGTCCTTACGCTCGTACCTCCAAAGGTATTTCAGGCAAGCACCTTTGCAGTAACCCTTGAATGCTTCGGGTGTCATAGACTCTTGTATCCCCTCAATGCATTCGACCTTGCCGTAGGTATAGTGGCTTGGGCTGTTTACCATGTCTTCTTCTGGCGTGTCCCATGCCTCTAGCCCTGTCTTTTCTATAGCAGGGATTTCTTCCTGTAACCTTTCCCAATCTTGGGGGGTGGCATCATTTATGCTCATTCGCTTGGCTCCTCTTCCCCTATAAAGTATTCAGCTATATGACATTCTTCGGAGAAACGATTGGTCACTGCAAGCGTCCTCTTATTTATCGTATGCCCTTCCTTTTTTAGTTCGTATATTCTTGCGGCTAGTCGCGTGATACCTAATTCACGAAAAGAGTCTAATGTCGTGATTGTCTTGCCGTCTTCTAGCCAATTCAATACTCTGTGTGCTTGTGTCATGCTATCCTCCTAGGATTAGTTCAACGTCATTCATGTTGTCTTCGTTTACTACGCACGCGATTCCGTACGCTTCGCTTATCTCTTTGAGATTCTTTTCCTGTAGTGCTGTTGGCATGTTCTTACCTGCCTTACATTCAATCCCAAAGAACTTACCTTTGTAGCATCCAACTATGTCAGGTACTCCGCTCTTACCGTATCCCCCAGTAGCAGGGAAAAAGTAGTAGCACCCTAACGTCTTTAGCTGTTCAACTATCTTCTTCTTTACCTTCCCTTCCGGTGTCATCGCCATCGTCTGCCCCTTGTGTCGGTATTAGTTCCTCGTGCCGCCTTGCCGCCCATGCACGCTCTTTGTCTCCTACTATCAGCGAGGCACCATAGGTCATCACGCAGAAACCTACTATCAACACCACGCCAAACAAACATGACAATACTTGACCTACCATATGCTCACCTATATATCCAAAATGTATGTTCGTCGATGCGCCTCCCTATACCTTCTACAGCTAAAGTGGGGGGCGTTGGATCACATAACATCAGCACCGCTAACCCTGCTTCAAGCCATTCGGGTAGCGGTTCATCTAGATCATATAACCCTTCGTCTTCGGAGTCAACACACTCCATGCCTAGACATATCACTTCGAGGCTATTAGCGTACGCTGATGTAGATACGCGGTATGTCATACCTAGTTGCGCTTCGTTGTAATTAAACGTATTAACACGTGACATAGAACACACTCTCGTCGTAGCGGTACCCAACTTGCGGTATGTATTCGTCCTTGTCACATATAGCCAACGCAGATAGCTTACCTAACACGCCTTCGGGTAGAGTATCTTCATAGAAGACCTCCGATGCTTGATGTGATACACGAGCGTACCTATTAGAGTGGTTGTCTAGCCCACCGTCTAACCTAATACTCTCAAACACTTGGCGACCTAGCTTCTCATATACACGTATGGCATAAACATCTGCCTTACTGTTGAGTATGTCTAAATCCCTAGCATTGCGCGTATCCCGCAGTTGTGCAAGATTATCGCTCATAGACGGGTCTATAAATGAGTGTTCCGTATCCAGTAACACAAGCATCTCGTCAAGCATGGGCTTCATCATTCTTTCTTCATGGTTGCTTACATGCCTCACCCCTGCTGCGGTACAAAATGCCGCTTTAAATACACTTGATGATTTCTCACATGCGTCATGTATTTTGCTTGTGGCTTTTTCTATTGAGCACCTTACCAAGTCAGCGTGTGTAAGCCTACGTAGGTATTCCTTGGCGTTCTTCAATGCCTTCTTAGGTATCGTAGTAGTTACAGTGCGAAAGTCTCTGGTACCCTGACCGTACTTGTTATTGGTTATAAGGCGAGAGTATACCGAATAGGTGTACAACACATTGTCTCTAGGGTTAATGTCTACCCAACCCATAGTGTATACGTCATCTGGCATATACACATGCCATACACCTGCGGTAGCTTCTACGTCACTACATTTAACTACACACCCACGAAACGCTAGTTGTATATCTCTTAGGAATTCATAGAGTGGGCCTTCACGCTCCAAGGTACTAAAACTACACCCTTCCCCTCTTTCTAGGTCTGCTACGTACCATATGTGTGCCATTCCGTTTGAATCGTACATACTGGTATAAGTTGTCATATTATTCTCCATCCTTAAATTCGTTAAACTGCTCGTTGAATCCTGCTCTGTCGTTTATCCACGCGTTGAACTTAGTGCGAAACACCTTGGGGTCACTTGTTACGCTGACGTTAACCCCCCCATTGATAGTATTACCTGCGCTGTCGTGCCAGTATCTGTTATTGTAATAACTCGCCACAGTACATAGAAACGCGTGTAGCATAGTTGTGCGTTGATCGTGTTGATTGTCCATCAGCATGTCTTGGAACATTGCCCAACTAGTATTGCTAGCTACTCTTTGCGCCGCCATGTTTGTATGCCAGTCCATAGTACCCTCTATGAGCGGAGCCATAGTCCATGCCCATTCAAGGTACTCTAGTATGTTGTCCGTAAACCCTGCTTTCAGTTCTTTGTTAACACGTATTCGTGTGACAGGTAACGGGTGCGGTTTCGAGACCAGTACCCATGTCGCTGTTTGTTTACCTGTAGTAAATACTACGGGCTTACTACAGTCCTTGGGTAGAAAGTTCCGCTTGTCATCGTACCTTATGTACTGCTTGCCTCCGTCCACTATGAAGAGCATGTGCATCGTTACACACCGTTCAAGGAATGAGTACCTACTAGAGTGTGCGTAGTCACCGTCCCCATTACGGAATTCTACTGTGTCAGTGCTATCGGCATTGCGAGTCCAGACCACTGCGGCATTAGTTATGTCAGCGTGTTCCCCACAATCTGATAACATGTAACAGTGCGGTGATACCTTGATGATACATTCCCACTTACGTCTGCGGTCACCTATAGGCACTATGTTACTACCCCTGATAGGTTTGGTGTTGTTGTACGCATGTTCCACGTACGCGAAATTGTGTAGATTAAAGTTGTACATTGCCATGATGTTCTCCGAGTTATTTTGTTGCTCTACCTACAGCTGTATTGTTATAACCTGTGGTGCGCATAATACATGCATAGGTATCACACCTTAATACGTTTACAGGTTACCTACCCCTGCCTGATTCGTTGCCATGCGTTTGCCACTGTCTCTACGTCATTACGGTCATAGTCAGTATCCGTTGGTACATCACTTGCATGGGTGTAGTAGAACTCCAGTACCTCCTCGACAGTGTTAATAGCCGCTTCCCACTCCATACGTAACTCCCCATGTAGGGCGAATGCTTCCGCGTCTTTGTGTGCATACTTAGTATCTTCTGTCATTTCACTATCCTCTTGGTTAACCATTCACCTGAGAACTTCTCAGTAGGTGTCGTTAGGGCTGACCTAACTTCGCTTGCTTTCTTCTTGGGGCTACGCGACACACGTTCCCCATCGTTGCCATAGTTCTGGTTGATCGGACGCAAGTGTGCGGCATACACCTCGTACACTTTGTGTAACCTCGTTGCCATCGTACTGGCGGATAGCCCCGACACCCTTGCGTAGTCACTCGCCGTATAGAAATGCCCTGTAGTAAGTTCAGGGTGTTCACCTCTAAACGGTAGAAGTCTTACTGATCCCATGTCTCTCTCCTGTTAGCCATTAGCAGACTCCTCTTAACACGCAGTCGCTGTATGCCATGTTGTTTACAAACAAATATAGTGCCGTCAATGTTAGAGATAGCACCAAGTACTTAA